TCTTCTTCTGCTTGGGATATATTATGTGTATTAATATTTGCCACTAGGCGATTTTCCCCTTGTTGAACTTAATGCACTAGCCTTGAATTGATCAAAATCACCTTCATATATATCAAGGAAGAAGTCTCCCATTTTTTGATCCCCTTCACGTGAGAGAACTCTCTCCTCAAATAATGAGGGCTTTAATAGATCTAGATACTTATCAAAATCTATATTTTTAAATTCATTCTTAGCCCTATCAACATCATACATCCCTTTTAATATATCATATGCTTTTATATCATATCCCTTACGCTCTTTATCAGTAGCAAAAAGATTATATTCTGATTCTGTAAATAAATTGGAAGCTTTATTTGTAGTGGCCTTTTTCATAGCATTAAATGCATTATTATCGTATTCTGCCATATTATTTCCTTTTTTTATTTAAATTTTCTTCCCAATATAATAATTCTCTATATTCCTCTTGTTCTGGAGTCCACTCTTGTTTATGATATGTTTTGCTACCCCTTCGATCTACCGAATAACCACCTATTTGAGGGCCAAGATTATACCAATAATCATCCTTATTTTTTTTGCCCCAATCCATCATAGCACGTAATTCTCTTAATCTTCCTGCTCTTTCTTCATCAGTTCCAGAATGAATCAATTTATACCAATCTTTTTTTGCGCCAATCCATAGATTGTCCCTAAGACTATCTGCCTTAGATGTCGTTGCCTTTTTCATAGCATTAAATGCTATATTGTCAGGACTTCCTTCTCTAGCAGCTGCGCCACCTTTTTTCTTAGTTAAAAAATCTAATGCTCCTTCTGGTATATCATTATATCTTGCCATATCGTTCCTCTTGTTTTTTAGTTAATGCACGCCATTTAGGAGTCTTAAAGTAATCCCTAATCTTTTGTGCTGCTTTATCTGAGTCCACCGCCACCTCTCCTTCTACCTTTATGAATTTTATTACGCCTTCTTGCTTCTACTTTTATACTATCCGGAAGAGGAGCTACTATCTCTCCTGTATTGAGTAAAGCAGAAAGTACTATTAGCTTTATCATTTTCTATCCCTATTCCATAATTCAAATAATGTTTTTACTTTATCCTTCAATACGTCAATATCAACCTTCATAGTAGTAAGAGCCATTACCAAGGTAATAAATGCTATAAGCTGTGGCCAATAATTACGTATAAAATCCATCTTATTCCGCTTCCTCCATTGGCCATAATCCTTCTTCATATTCTTTACGTTGAAAAGACTGTATAATTAGATCTTCAAATTTAGCTTGTTTCCCATACTTAGTATCATAGATACTTAAATCCTTCTCATCTATAATATATCTATTAGGATGAAGGTCGTGTTTAAATCTAGATGGCAAGTGCTTATCTTTATCTAAATTTACTCCAGCCTCATAAGCAGATCTATAATCATAATAATGTCTTGGATCATCTGGATCATGAGAAAGGCCAGATTCTTCAGCTATATCTCTATACCATTCTGAAAATCCAATATCTTCTCCGCCAACACTAGGCTTTAAAGGCCTAGATAAAAAATCAAGAATTGCCACTATCTATCTCCTTTGGTCTTTCAGCTTCTTCTAATGCTTCAGGTGTAAACCCTTGAAATAGAGCACCTGTCATTGATGTAACCTGAGTTTTATTTTTATCTTCCATATCCATAATATCTGCTAACTTAAACAAGGCCTTTAGCTTAGTGTCATCCTTGTCCGTAGAGTCGATTACCTCCTTAATATTTGAAAGTACATAGTTTTCATCAAGATCTAACTTTTCTAGAAAAGGTTTTAGTTCTTCTTTCATACGACTCCTTACTCTTTTAGTTTTGACAAGCTGACCAGCACGCATCCCAGCGTAGCCTGGATTATTAGTGGGGAAAGCTTCAAGATAAGCCTTCCTAGGATCCATACCACCAGATAAGTACTGTACAAATAGTTCTTCACGTGTGGAGAGGCTTTCTCTATCTTCTAATCTTTGGTTTCTTTCAATATTACCCCCTAAGGAGTAAATATTGATGCGCTTGGATGTATCCATCTTTACACTAGGGGAATTGAGGAAAGTTCCAGTACATGTACCTATATACGTAACTTCACGCACTTTACCTTTTGGCTTCATCATTTTACCCATACGTAATACTTGAATAACACATCCATCATCAGATAGTACCCAATCTGAAAGTAAAGCATCTCTCCAGTCTCTTAAGTAATGAACATCTGAAGGCACTTCATCTTCTGAATCAAATACTGTATGTAATATTTTATTTACTTTATAATGTCTCATTATTAACAGCCCCCCAAGGGGCTGGTGCGTTATGTCATTCCTATTATTCCTTGAGAATCTTCAAGATATTTTAACATTTCACGAGGAATTAGCAATACTTCATCTCCAGTATCAAACCAGATGTTTTCTTCTTCACTATCAATCTCTAGTGAAGCTTGGCAATGAGGACAATCTATCTTGCGCTTATTCTTCATTATAGTCTCCATTATTAGATAGAGTAAACCCCTGAGCACTAACAGTACTTTTAGGATCTTTAACTTGAAATTTCATTAAGAGCCAGTTATTTTCTCCCATACTCTTAGATTATATTCAAGCAATTTTTATCGGTTATTGGGGACAATTCAGTCGACTATATTGAAGACCTGCAACCCAACTTCTGACCCTTCATAGCAGAACTTACTCAAGTGTACTAGATGGGTGATAACGCTTCAAAGAAACGATACCGATGTATTAATATACTATAAGAAATTAAATGAAGCAAACAATTTCGTTTTAATTGAGAAGTAGTAGTATCAATATCATGATTATCTTGTCGAGAACCCATAATAGGATAAGTATATTCAATCTCATCTCCATGGGGTAAATATACGACACTTATACCGAGGTTTCAAAAATTATAGCATTTTAGTGTGTGGTCTTTTATACAATGGTGTACCCCTAAATAGGGTTTTTACACTATCGTTTTACGTTATTTTTCATTTAATTTATTTCAATTAATTTTTCGTGATAACTGAACCAACTAATAATATGGAGATAAACAATGGTATTATTTGACCTGGAAGATATTACTGACGTACAGACGGCCCAAGAGGCTGCAGATGGATTGGTAGTAGAAGCAATAGATGCATCTGAAGCTACAAGACGTAAGCGTCAGAAGGTACGTTCATGCACTAGCAAGATCAAAAGATTGGTAAAGCTATGCCGTGTGAAGATGCGGACAGATAAAGCTTATGGTGGTCCTATTAAGACTGTAAAGCGATCCTTTGAGATGTTAGAGGAAGAACGTGGTGAAATGGATGTGAATCTGTTTGGGATATAACCTAGTGTAGGGGTGAGTGTAATGCTTACCCTTACCAACCACACTACCCACACACACTGGTAGTATATATACACCAACTTATACCTAACATATAAGTAAAGATTTAATGACCCGTAAGTGCCGAGGGCTTATCAATATCGGATACAGTAACTACAAATCTCTACTCGTGACATCTGATGAGATATATTTGTATTTACTAGACTTATCTTATAGCCATGATGCCAGTAGGCTTAGTCTGGCAGGGATTATACTTACCTTGTATTGGGATAATACTAAGTATAAATATTAAGAAAGCCACTTAACCAGAGGTAACTGGTTTACATGTTATTGGAGCATGTGTGACTTGAGATTGCATCAATAGTCTGTCAAAATTTAAACTATGCGTCAAGGATGCCTGTAAGCACTTTGAACCGGTGAAACAATCTCATTACAGTGAGTGCGTTGACTAAGGGAAGCAAGATGATTAGCTATTGGGCTCGAAAGACAACTACCTAAATAACATATGGTAGCAGCCTACAGTCTGGTTCAAGTCAGACCTGATCAATAATTTAATATTACAAGAGGTATAGTGACAGTATTTGATGATAGTTTGAAATAGTAGTATATATCAGTTGTAGAATATGTCAGTCGATGATACGCATTGGACTACACTTACTGTACGGTTTGGGAGATAATGGAGAGTGTATAAATAAAAGCTCGTGTATTGTAATATTAACCAACATGAAAGGATATCATGAATAAGTATAAAAGTAGTTTCTTAAACAACTGTTATGAATGGTTATTTAGTGAAGAAGAACGTGCACCAGTAGGATTTATACCAATGCTCTTTATGATGATAATAGTATCAACTGTTGTTGGAATATTCCTAATGCCGATTGTAAGTAAGTTAATGCAATAATTGAGAGAGTAAAACAGAGTTTGAATTGGGATCAGTACTTAAACACAAGGTGAAATATCCTGTGGGTGATAGGTAAGGCTGTTAACGGTGTTGAAGGCTCGACTCTCTCTTAAATTTAATCACCAAACAATAAAATAAAGGAAATAATAACATGAAAAGAATAACAATGACAGCAATAGTCTTATGTATTATTGGTTGTGGTAATGATGCTGAAGCTAAAGTTCCCGTAACTAAAGAGATAGCATCAACTGCCAATTTAATAGTAGTACCAAACACTGAACATATAGATTATACTACTTATCGCCAAGAATGGAGACGTGTAAATGATAAACATGCTCCAAAATGGGCTCCTGACTTCACATTAAGTACTAGAACTCGTAAAGATCCTGAAGATAAACATGAAATAGTAGAGATAGAGTTAAGTGATCTTGAATTTAAAGATGCATTCAGACTTGAGTTCTTAGGTAAAGGTGAAGGACATACATTCTGGTGGCGTGGTAAAGAATATACTACAAATCTGTTAGATGTAGTACGCAAACCTGAGCTTGATAATACTGACATATTTATTGAGAAGGTAACTCATCCAGTTGATGGGGAGTAATGTAACATTTGTGTGTTATTGTGATGCCAGTTTAGTCTTAAGCTAGGCTGGCTTAGCAGTATTCATTGGAAACCTGTGAACTGTAGTGGATGACGATTGCAGGCAGGTAGTCAGAAAGAGTAGTTATACTCGCACCATCTATTAAATGATAGAGTGAAGGATTAATCATCTCACCTGACGTTGAACTTATCACAACTTTAACTAGTTAACATAAAGATAACTAGAAATCGTTTCCCGTTATAAAATATGCTATAATGTTTGGTTGTACTAGCATATATTCTCAATTAATATGATACTTTGCATAATGTATCCTTTTGCAATGGATATGAGTGTAGGATGATAGTCTAAAGAGAAGATAACGTACTAATCAACCGTGATAACATGGGAGTATACTAGAATCTCTCCCAACACACAATAATTATAATCACTAATATAGGAGAAATTATGAAAATTAATAAAGATGGTAGAAGAAAATATACAATAGATAATTCTGTTATTCTTATTATGCAAAATAGTTCCATTAAATGTAGTCAGATTAGTGACACGAATATAAAGTTAAATAAAAGTACTTTATATAGATATATTAATAAAGATTTAGACCTTATCTTATATAATTCAGCAATAAAATTAGCAAAGTTCTATGGTTATGAACCAATATTCCGTGATAAAATGTTCTTCTTTGGAGATAGAATTATGATTGATGAAATAAAAAAAACACAAAAAGAAAAAATTAAATTATTAGAAATACAAGTTAAAAGATATAAATCACAGCTTGCTATTATTAAAGAAACTTTAAATATGGAGGTAATATGTTAGTAGAACCACACAATCCGCAAGAGAATCAACTGCGTAATGCTTTAAATGCTTTATGGACTATCCAAGAAGGATTAAGAGCATATAATGCTGATAAAGTTTATGCAGATCATATAGACATAGTAAAACAGTACATAAAAGGCCAGAGAGACATAATAAACCAACAAACCGAAAGGGAACAACAATGACCAAAACAAGTAAAGCCACACAAATACAAGCTGTTGAAAAGGTATTTACATTAAGAAAGAATGGTGTAACTGCGAAGAATGCAAGGATTATTGTAGCTGGTGAGTTTAATATAAAAGTATATACATTAACTCAATGGGAAAAGAAACATGCACCAAAAACAACTACATTTATGACTAGTCCTAATCACAAGGCATCATTAGATGTAATAGATTATTCATTTAATGATATGTCAACTGATGTTCGTGGTGTATTAAAATCTATTGTTAAGCAAGATGGACGCTATACAACTAGAGAAGCTGGTGTAATTGGTAAATTGTATGGTGCTGAATTAACTAGAGCAAAGTTATTGCTTGAAGTTCATAAGCATAATACTAAAGTATCATCTAATACTGTTGATAGTAATACCCTTAACATTATTTAAGAGTATTTAACATTAAAGGGGAGGATATTCGTATTCTCCCCTATAATATAGGAGATATTATGACTAAAAGATGTTATAAATGTAAACAAACTAAAGATTTAAGTGATTTTTATAAAAAGAAAGCTAATACATCAGATGGTCATTCTGGTAGATGTAAAGAATGTGATAATATACTAAAAGCTAATTGGAGATCAAAGAACTTAATAAAAGCAAGAGCTTATGAAAAGGCTCGTACATGGGATAAGAATGGTAGAAAAAGAAAACTAGATAATGAAAGAAACAGAAAGAATCGTTTAAAAATGTCTGACTCTTATATGCGTGAATTAATAACTAAGAAATCTAGCTTAGATCCAAAAGATTTACCTGATGAATTTATAAAAGCATATAGACTTAATTTAAAGCTCAAAAGAAAGTTAGAATTGACACCGAAACTAAAACCACCAACATAGGAGACATTATGAGAAAATCGAAAGAACGTAAGCATGAATTACAACGTGTTAGGACAGCTAATAAAATATCTAAGAAAGATAAACAGAAGAATCGTGTTTCTGATAATACAGTTATGCGTGAAGAGATGCAAGATGATTTTCAAATTATTAAAGATGTAGTTTATACTTTTATACCAAAGGGGGCATTAATACTATGAAAACAATTGAAGTTTTAGTGTCAAGTAGTTGGGGATGGAGAGATCTAGAGGTTGGAACTATATTAAGAGTGAATGATAGAGCAGCAAAGACATTTGTAGATGATAATGATGCAAAGTATGTCCCTAAGTCTGAATGGAAGAAACAAGAAGATAAACTGAAAGCACCAATACAAGGAGAAGAACAATGAACAGCCAACATGTATTTTTAGATAATATATTTGTATCTGAGAAAACAATTAGTACTTATGTAAAACAAATAGCTGAAGAAGATATAAGGGAGGAATATGATGGAAAAGTTATCATACAAGAAGGAATATCATTTTCCAGGTAATATTTACTTCAAGTACGTTGGTGTAATAACCGAGGATGAGGCCAAGGAATTCCAAACTAATGTTGGGTTTCATCCTCATGGTTATGGGTTTTATGATTTTCGTATAAATAGCACCAACAAAACTACACTCTGGAATTGTTCTAATTCCTGTGATTAAGGAGATAAGATGAATAATCAACATAGATATTTCGTATGGTTAGAAAAGTACTGCCAAAGTGTCAGTAGCAATACATTCATTGGAATAATCTGGCAAATAGCAAAGGCTCATATGATGCGTATACGCTGGTTTAAGCTCATTAAAGGTAGAACCCAAGGAATCATAGTCTGGAGTTGGATTATAGCCTTCTGTCTATCATTTTGGGCTTTATTGATATATTTCATAGTATTATAATTAAATTGGGTGATTATCCTCAAGAGATGATGATCAGTCGGATGAGGGGGGAATTTCTGCGAGGCTTTTCTCCCCAATAATTTGAGGGTTGATACACGGGATAACGGAAGGTATCCTAGATTGGAATTATCCGCACAGAAGACAGTAACTTCAATAAGTATTAACCCTCATTAATATAAAGGAGAAATAATGAAATGTAGTATATGTAAAGATGAAATAATACCAGATTCTAATGGTTGGAGTGAAGGACACAATGCTGAGCCTGTAAACGATGGTAGATGTTGTGGTATGTGTAATGATATTGTTGTTACTACTGTTAGATTGACACAATATTTACATAGAAATAAATAAGGAGAAATTATGAATATCGTATATGTTAGTGAATGCTGTGGCTCTATTCCTTGGAATGATACTCATACCTGCTTTGAATGTGGAAAATATGCAAATTTTATAGATTATAATACACAAACTTCAGGGAGAACAAATATGAATGAAAGGATACTTAAATTGATACAAGAAAGATTAGAGGAGGGTCAAAGGAAATACGGTCATGAAAATGTTGAACATGATGGAAGGGATTTTACAACTGAAGCTCTTGAAGAAGCATTAGACTGTGCTGTATATCTAGCAGCTAAATTAATAGAAATACAAACAAGAAAGGTAAATCATGAGTCCAATGCCTAATCATTGCATAGAATGTGACACACCAACAATGGGTATTTTATGTGATGAATGTAAAGAAGAAGATCCAATGAGTAATTGTTGTACAGCTCCCTTTACAGAACCAGGATGGCCTGATAGTGACATATGTAGTGAATGTAAAGAACATGCAGATATATGGGAGGAAAAAGATGAGTAAAATTAAAAGATTATTAGAAGAAGATATGATAAGGAATCCAGAATTATATAATGGCGAAGCTGATTATGAATTTTGGATACAGTGTCGTAAAGAAGCAATTCTCGAAAGAGAAGGAATGGATAGTAAAACCAACAAAACGAAAGGAAATAAAGATGGAAAAATACCAACAAGGTGATGTAGTAATGTTTAAAGTAGATGAAGAGTATTTTAAAAAGCATACTAGAACTGGTAAAGAAAATCAAGCTGTATATGGTGGTGGTGAAGATACTCATGCTATAGTAGCATTTGGTGAAGTAACAGGTCATAAACATCAAGTTAACATGAAAGATATGGCTGAAAATGTTGGTGTAACACTTAGTATGGGTTATAATCGTCAAGCAGGTGTAGATGTACCTGAAGGATTTGCAGTTATTGATGCTCCTGTAACCATTACTCATGAAGAACATAATCCTATTGAGTTACCCCCTGGATATTATATGGTAAGAATTGTTCAAGAATTTGATCATATAGCAGGGAGGTCTCAAAATGTTGCAGACTGAAACTAGAGAGACAAGACGTAGACAATGTGAAACTTACGTAGCCAAACACATCATAAATAAAGAGTTGGAATGGCTTATTGAATGTGGTAATATACGTGAATCTATATATTTTAAAGGTCAAACTGGTGATAGATATACTATCTATGTAGCAGTTAAAAGAAATAAAAATATTATAGATTTCCATACTATATATAATAGCTATTCACATGGCACAAGTCCTGGTGAGCATATAGGCGTCCTTAGAGGATATATATTTACTATGGGTGGATCAGGAAATGAATGGTATAGTGGAACTGGATATACTTTCAAACAGTTAATGCGTCAAGGGGCAATGTCTAAGAAGCATCCATGGACAATAAGATACTGTAGATCTTCTTTCTTTGTAAAGCTACATGATAAAACAGAGTTTGCTCCATGGCTTGGAATGAAAATAGATCTTAAAAATGGTACTCTTGTTAATAAGCCAAATAGAAAATCTATTAAAGCTTATAATGAAGCTAAATTAACAGATCAAGTTCAACGTAGACGTAATCGTTTAGCTAATAAGAATAACAGAGAAGCTCTTGAGCGTTACAGAAAAGCTGGTGGTGATACTAAAGCAGCTAGAGGTAGTTTCGTTCATAATGGTCGTTGGCAACCACCTGCAATAGGTGCAGTATCTACTAATGCAGATGGTAAGATAGATTGGGATATGATTCCTATGGATGATATATTCAAACATCGTAATGCAACATTAAGAAGTAATATTCTTGAACATTATGGGATAAATGCAGTATTAAAAACATTATCTCATGAAACTGTAGATATTGATTTCATTGATGGACGTGAATATAAGCTTCTAAATGTAGTAATACCTAATAATTCTACTGGCACAGATGATAGTACGAAATGCTTATATCTTCAAATGATTAATCCATCTACTGGAGAAGATCATTTTGAAGGCATAGCTAACGTTGGTCGCTGGGATGCTCCTAAAAAAGCTACCGTGAAAGAAGCTCTTGCTTGGCGTGATGGTGATAGAAGCATAATGAGATTAGATGGTTGGGGCGATCAGGAAAAGAAAGTAGAATACATAAAGCCAGTTAAATTAACTTAAGGAGACTTAATAAATGAAAACTTATGATGTAATACTTTCATATCCTATAAAGGTAAAAGCTGAAGATAAAGCGCATGTAAAAGAAATCATCATGGATAACGAACATTTAGGTAATGTTTCCAATTTAACCATCAAAATCAAGGAGATAAAGAATGAAAAGTGAATTTACAATAATGGATAAAATAGGTGACGATAAAGTCATTGCATTCAGAAATAAAATTTCTGTCGCATTGGATACTACAGGTAAAAAGATTACCTTTAGTGACTTTACATACTCCTTTGAGGAGGTGCTATCCATAGCAGAGAAGATAAAACAGTTAAAACTAGATGGAGATAAAATAGGCTCTACTGTTGCAGCTGTTTAAATAATAACAATAGGAGCAGGATTAATTTTCTGCTCCTATGTTACTTTTCTATTGATAATGTGATTCAAGTCACAGTATATTTACTATATGAGTAATGAGTCCTTAATAGAAGATACAGTTTTAAAATCTTATTTAGAATTATATCTACGTTCCCTAAATGAATCAAGATCGCACAGATTTATTCAGGTAATAAAAAGAAGATTAATAGAACTCATTAAACGAAAACAACTAAAGAAGAAATAACCCCTTAAATAAAGGAGACCCTAAAGTGGAAGAAAACACTAATTCTACAGGAGACTCCACTCCTGAAAACACTGACTTACATTGGAAATCAGACAAGATTGATAAACTTGCATCTGCTTTATCTAAAGCTCAATCTGAGATGAAAGGTGCTGAAAAGAAATCAATCAATCCATTCTTTAATTCTGGTTATGCTGATTTACATACTGTAATCGAATCATCATTTCCTCATTTAACAAAAAATGGACTATCTGTTATTCAAGGTAATGAATCCAAACCAGGAGAATTCTTTGTAACAACCATGTTATTACATGAATCTGGTCAATGGGTTAAATCTAAACTTAAAATGCCAATTGAGAAAGCTACTGCTCAAAGTGTCGGTTCTGTTATTACCTATGGACGTAGATACGGTTTATCTGCAATAACGGGTATAGCACAATACGATGATGATGGAAATGCAGCTTCTCAAAGTAAAGGTATTACTAAAAATCACGCTAAAACTATAACCAATAATCAAGGAGTATAAAATGGCTGTTAAAACAATGTCCATGTCAACAGGTACTGGATTGTATAATGAAGGTTGGCACGAAGTCACTATTCGCCAAGCTACAGAAGGTGTTTGGAAAGGCCCTAAAGGTGAATCAAAATACATAGATTTACTATTTGAAGGCTATACAGATAATATGAATCTTCGTATATATGAAGTAAGAAACAGAGAAACCAATGAGGAATTTAAGTTAGTTAATCTATTCCGCTATGCAATGGCAGGAATAATTGAAAAACTTGATGATCCTACTGGTAAGAAACCTATCTTACAATATGATGATGATGTTACAAATCTTGTAGGAAAACATATCAATGCATTTATCTATAAAAATGAAGAAGGATATAATAAATTCTTTGATACTATTGCTCCTGTAGAACAAGAAGGTGAACATTATTCATTTACTGCGGATAAAGTAACTGCTCTTAAGGTTAGTGCAGAGAAGAGCTTTGCTAAATCTAATAAAAGTAATCATCTTACTAACGGTACTGTTCTTAAAGGAACTCCAGTAACACATACTCCTAGTGATGCAGAAATTCCTTTCTAGAGTATAGTATATTAACAAGGGGTCATAGAAATGTGGCCCCTTTTTATCTTATGCCAGAAAAACCTGACGAAATAACCAATCAATTATTAGTAGCTCTTGATAGACTAGAGTATGCAACTGAACTCATAAAGATGTGGGTTGGATACATGAATAGTCATTTAAGTGATACTGAACAAATGTTAGTTGATAAATCTAAAGAATTCTTAGGAGAAAAAAATGATTAACAATTTTGTAAAAGATGCATTAAGCAGAACCATAACTCAAATGAAAATACTTAATA